CCGATTGCAAGAATCAGGATATCCGCAAGGCAATGGTGTAGGCAAAATCGCCCCCGGTCGGAATCGCCGTGCCGAGTGCCTTCCAAAGCCCCTCCAAAGCTGCCGCGCTTGTCGTCGCAACAAAGGTAGTGCCATTTGACCGAAACCCTGCATATTGCAGATCGGTCCCCGCGTAATCGGTCCCCGCAATCAGCGGCTGCGCCGCCACGATCCGCCGAACAAATGCCAGCGTGCCGACGCCGCCAAAACTGGCCCCGGTCAAAGCGTCCGTGCTGGCATTTGTCGCACCCGTCAGTTCCTCAAAAAACCGGATTGTGCGCTGATCCCCGCCCGCAACCTTTGACAGCGCATCCCGGTTTGGCAGTTGAACCGTCATACGGCAAGCCCTTCCATCTGCGCCTCAAGCCGTGCAAATGCCAAGTGCGCCCGGCTGTCGCCTTTGAACCTATAGACACGCCAGTGCCGGAATTGCCCCTGCCTTGTCCACACCAGCCGCTTGTTGTGCTCTCCCCTGCGCCCCGCTCGAACATACTTGGGTTGCGACCACACCGCGCCATCTGTGCTGTATTCAGCGGAAATGACCGGATCATCGCCAATCGCAATAGTCCCCGTCAGGGCGACAAGCTCCAATTCATGCACCTGGACCCCGCGACCTTCCCCATAAATGACCGGGGTTGCAAATTGCCAAAGAACGACATCGCCATAGTGCGACCCGACATCATCCGACAGATAGCCGATCTTTGTCCCGAACGGGTCCGCGACGTTCCACCGGCCATAGCACCAGACAAACCCGCGCGCCCGGTATCCGCCGGGTATCGCACCCGACCGCAGAATAAACCAGACCGGCGCACCCGCAGCCTTTGTCCCTGCTGCATCGAATACCAATGTTTGATCCGGCAAATGCACATAGAGAAACTCGTGGACCCGGTCCACGCGGCTTTCCAAAACGGCACTGGCAATCTGCGCATCGGTATACTGGCGAAGAATGTTTTCGATATCGCGGGTGGAAAGCCGTTCCGCCGCCCCGCCAGACGCAATCCAGATGCCGGGGGGGTCATTTTCGCCGCCGCCCAGGAATGCCAGCGTCTGCGCAAAGACCGTGCAAGCGCGCGACCCGACCGCGCCCTTCATGATCTGCGCGCCTTCAATTCTCGCAAAAGGAAAGCCTGCGCCGGGATTCGATACCGCGCCGAAAACTTCAATGGTATGCTGGTTCACCGCGTACAGTTCGTTGCGGATCGCTTGCAGCGCTACCACCGGATCAGGGCTGGCCTCGCTTGATACATAGGAAAGCGGACTCCACGAAAACGGGTCCAGCAGCGAACTATTGACGATAGACTGCCCATCGGTCGAAAAGAAATAGCCGTTGATCCATTCGACATCCAGCGATGTCCCGAGATCAACATCGGTAACTTGTGTCAGCGTCGTTCCGTTGAACAGGTAAAGCTTACCGCCGCCGTTGATCGCCAGATAATCAAAGCTGGCCGTGAAGGTGCAAAAGTCCAAGCCATCAATCGGCCCATACGATGTAATGGTTCCGTTCTGCGCAACCTTTGCAAAGACGCTTCCGATGACCCTGTATTGTTCGCCGCGCCATTGCGTGCCGCCCCGCCCTGCGCCGCCGCCGTCCGCAAGCGTGATAATGCCCTCAGCCGGGCGAAGAAACCCCTCTGAAATGCCCGTTTGCTTTGCGACAGGAACAAGGTTCATCGGGAAAGACGTGGCAAAGTCCGCGCCGTCGGCTGCAATCCCGCTGAGAATTGGGATTGCCGTCATTATCCCGTCCTATACCAGGCAGAAAGCGTGGCAGAATAGCGAAGCTCGAAAAAAGCGTTTGCCGCAAGCGTCGTTGGTGCGCCGGTCACTGTCCGCCCGTTCCCCGCCACGGTCAGCGTCGTGACAATCTGCGTGCAGTTGACCGATACTACCTGCCCGTCAATCGGATTGGCGGGAAGCGTGATGGTGCCAGCCGCAAAGGTGCCGGTCGGGGTCAAGATCAACCAGGTGTTGGGGGTCACGGCCAGCGATACGATTGAGACGTTGAAGGCCGTGGCGCTCGGGGATGCGAATTGCTGCGCCAGTGCCAGATTGCTGGTCAGGTTGGCCTGCACAAAGGCCAGAATCTGCCCCGCCGTGAACGCCTGATCGTCTTGTGCGACCTGGGGATAGCCCCCGATCAAATCACTTGAAACCATCGGCCCCGTTGCGCGGGTCAGGTCAGAGATACGGGCCATGCGGTCACTCCATTTCTATTGCCGGAACCGGCATAACCTGTGATCCTCTTGTCCCCCGGCACAATCGACCGCGACAGCACGATATCAAAAGCATTCTTGGCCGCAGCCCGCGTGTCCGGCGATACCGCCTTGCCGAATGACGGTGCCAGGCGCAGAGCAAGATTGAGATAGATCGCTTCCATTGCGTATTCCGGCACATTGGAAAGCGCGTCCACATCGCCGAACCCATCACCACCGGCCCAGCCAATCAGCACGCCTTTGTTTGCCCAGGTGGCGACCATTGCATCAAGCGCCCGCAGGCCGGACTGCAGTTCTTCCGGCTGCAGGTCAAAGTCATACGATGCCTTGCCTATTTCAAGGTAGGCTTGCTCAAGCAAATCTCTTTTAGACCATGCCGCCATTGTGCAACCCCGATACCGCTTGATGTAGAAGGGGCGACCGAAGCCGCCCCACCCGCCGTCATCAGGTTTGACCGAACATCATCAGGCCATTCATTTCCGGGTTCAGGTTGACCACGCCATACCAGCAATCCCAGCGGTACTTGCCGCTGAGATCGTTGATTGCGCCCGCCCGCGTCATCTGGATCGTCAAGCCTTGGTCGGTAGACGCCTGCATGAATTCCAAGCCGCCGGTATTCTGGCCCGGGAGCGACGGGAGCAGTTCAATGCTGGACTTGTGCCAGAACGGGTTGATCCCTGCCGCCACCGTATTCAGGAACGTGATGACAGCCGAGTTGGCCGGGGTCACGGTCACGTTCTTGTATTGGCTTTCCGCCGCAGTCGGAGACGAGTCCGCCGCGATGATCGGGGGCGAGATCGAAATGGTGTTTGTCCCCGCCGTACCGTTGCCGGTCAGGATTGCCTTGATGGTGAAGGTCTTGAGCTGCCCCGTGTCGATCTTGGTGATCGGGTGAACCGCGTTGACCCCGGCGATTGTGAAGTGATCGCCCGCTTTCAGCGCGCCACCAGCCCCGACCGTGATGGTCAAGGTTTGCTGGCGGTTGTCCACAAGCGCGATTTCGCCCGTGGAGGCCGTTGACGTTGCCCTCGGCACATACCGCTGGTTTGCGCCGTTGACCACAACCGAAGCCCCAGGGACCGCCGCCGCGAGACGAAGCCCGGTGTCCATCTTGAAGGTATCAAACCCGGCGACATCGCCGATGGACGCCTTTTTGTAGGCTTCGGAAACGTCGCCGCTGAATGTCTGGCGTGCGGCCAGGTTCCCGGCCATCGCGTTGTAATCGCGGGTATTGAGCGCAATCACGCGGTCGCCAATCGGGACGCCGGTTTCATTCATAACTGCTTCGCACAGTGCCACATCATCGTAGCCTGTCGCGGCGGGCGTGCGCTTGACAAAAAGCGCCCCCTGCGTTGCCACAACGCTCAGCACCGATTGGTTGATTGCCGCACCCAGACCCTGAACCGCCGCTTTGGCCATGTTGTTCAACTGGTAGTCTTTGTCCCGCGCTTCACCGGCAGTCAGAGCAACCGGCACAGATTTTTGAAAGCCGATGGTCGCCGGGACCATAAGCTGCGTGTAGTCTCTGAAGTTGGACGTTTGGTCCACACCGTCAAAAACCGTTGCGATGTACGGCATCGGACGCCAGACAGCGCCGCCCTGCGAGCGTTCAAACGTCTGCGGCGCTCCTTCGCTGCTGATCGTGACGTTTTTCGACATGACCATAGAATCCGAAAAGCCCTCAAGGACTTTGTCAAACATGGCCGTTTCTTGTTTAGAAAATGCGTTGGGCATTGCCAAGGCTCCTGTATTGCGATTACGGGTGAGACACAGGCAATACGGAGCCTGGAGCCGTTTCCGAACACGCCTGATAAGGTCAGACGGAGCCTTGGCAACTATATTAGGGCGGTAGCGCTATTTTGTAAAGGGCGGTTAAAGCCTGACCCCCGCCGCCTTTGCTTGCGCCTTGATCCTGATAACTTCCGTCCGAATGCCGTTGATTTCAGCGCGCCTTTCCGCTTCTTTAAGTTGGGCCGCCAGTGACCCGCCAGACGCGCCTGCACCCGCCCCACCCGAAAGCCGCGTCTCGACCGGCGGCGGTGTTTTCTGTGTCACTTTGATCTCCCCTTCAATCTTTGCCAGCCGGAATGCAAACCGATCCCATTCCTTGATCCCCGCAAGTTCGGCCCGCGCTTTCGGCGACCGCCCCAAGGCATATACAAGTTTGGCCGGGTCCGCCGCATTGCGCAGAATCATTTGCTGCTGTTCTGCCGTCATGTCCGCCATGACCGCTGCTTCTGCGCTGTCATAATCCGACACACGCAAGGCGCGCTTGCCTTCGGCATACGTCTCCACCCGCTTGGCGTATTCTTCCTGCGCGGCTTTGTCCGCTTCGGCTTGCCGCGCCTTTTCCGCCTTCACAGCGGCTTGGCTTTCAGTCCATTCCAGAACCGCAGCTTCATGAAGCGCATCGTCATAGCCGTAATCAATCGGCTTGGGATACGGCTTTTCCTCGATCTTCGGCTTTGCATCCCGCGCGGCAAGCGCCGCTTCCGCAGCCCGCGCCTTGCGCTCAAGTTCTTTGGCCTCTTTGATCTTCTGCCGCAGATTGTCACGCAGCTTGTGAACCGTCCTGGCCTCTTTTTCTTCCATGCCGGACGTGTCGATGTCATCACCAAGGCCGTCAACATCGCCAGCGTCATCATCGCCAATCGTGATGACAAGCTCTGCTTCGGGCGGCGGATCATCAGTTTCCGGCTCCTGCGGCGGTTCACCTTCCGGCGGATCAACGTCCGGCGTCAGGTCGTCGGCTTGGGATTCATTGTCCAGCATCGGGCATTCCTTGCGTTGTGGTTTCCTGCATGTCGGCCATGATTGCCTGTGCGGTTTCCAGCGCAGATCGTTGCTGCGCTATGGGTATGCCCGCCAGCGTTTCGGCTGTCTGTGCCTGCGTAAGCTGTGTCTGCGCCTCTGCCTTGGCAGTGTCGGCAACGGCCTTAGCGGCCTTGGCCTGCGCTTCCTGTGCCATTGCCCCGGCCAGCACGGCATTCGGGTCCGGCTGCTGTTCGCCTGCCGCAGCCGCCGCCGCGTCAATCTCAGCCTGTTCCTCTTTCGTCGGCTTCGCCACGCCAAGCGCCAGCAGCTTCCTGCGCGCCCAATCGCGGATGTCCTGCATCCCTTCAGCTTCAAGATTCTCGAGCGTCTTGTAGCCAATAACAAGATTGGTTTCCGGGTCCTGCGTCTGCCCCATCAGCGCTGACATGGTGCGCACAATCGACATGCGACGGCTGGCGCTGGTCGGGCCAACATCGACTTCAACGTCAAACCGCGCCCGCGAAAAGTCAATTTCGCTCTCAATCCCCCCGGTCTTTGGGTTCAGCACTTTCCGGCCGATTTCCACCGTGCCGCGCTTGCCTTCCTCCGACAGCGTTTTCAGCTTCCGGCCAGGCTCCACATAAATCTCAGCCGCCATGCCCTGATATACTTCCGCAAGCCGCCGCTCTGCGTCCGCCGCCTCATCAAGGTAGCCATACGACTGCATGTCGATCCGGCCCTGCACCAAGTCCAAAGCAACACCCGATTGATCCGGCTGCAGTTGTTCCGCATTTTCGGGATTTCCCATCTGGTCGGCAACGTCCTGCCGCATGATCTGGATAAGGGCTGCAACCGCAGGCGCTACTTCCGGCGGCTCCAAATACCCGACAGGCCCCGCAGGCTGGATATTCCCGTTTTGGTCGCTCATCGACTGAATAGTGAGGAACGCCGGATTGTTCTTGTGCGCGTTGTTCCACTGCTCCTGATAGGGTGCAATCTGTTCGCCAAGGAATATCGGCGTTCTGACGCCGCTTACCGCTGCCGTCTCTGCCACCTTGGACACCTGAAGGTTATACAGAATCTGCGCGTCCATAGCGTGCAGAACATGCCCTTTGAACCGTTCTACATGGTCCAAGACAGTTCGCTGCCCATACTGCGGGATCAGCGGGATTTCCGGCCCGGCAATGATAACCCCATCTTCCAGCACCTTCGCGCCGTTCAACACATACTTGCGGACCTGCCCGACCTTTTCAACGCGGGGTTCGATTTCTTTGAAGCCTGTTGCCTTCAGCCTCTCCAATTCGTCGGCATCAAGTTCCTCTTCGGTAAATTCCTCAAGGTCTTCCCCATCGACCCCGCCCTTGAAAACGCGCCAGGTCTTGTTGACCGTTTCCTTCACAAAGTATTCGGCGATGAAAACAAAATCCGTTCCGGTGCCAAACCATCCGAATTGATACTTCCCCACCAATGCCATCGGCCAGGACGCGCATTCTTCGCCATATTCTGCCACAAATGCCCGCCGCGCCCATGGCGTCAGCAGGAAGGCATGTCCCGCGTCCGACTTGTCCTTCAGCTTGGCGTTCACGTCAAAGAATAGGGTGGCCTCGGCATCGTTCACCGGCTCAAGGCATATCCGTTGCTGCGGCCCGTCGCCCTCATATTCCGTTCGCAGCCGCAAGCCGCCGTAGCCGCCCTCAAGCGATCCATCAAACGCCAGCGCCCGCGCTTCCTTGCCCCGCGCGTCCTGGGTATCGGCCCGGTAGCGCGATGTCATGGCATCCGACAGCGCGTCGGCTTCACTGCCATCAGCGGGCAGGAATGACGCGGCAATGCGGTTCTTCCGGTATTCGTTCCTGATCCGCATGATTGCCCCGCCGATGTGGTCAATCTCCATGCGCATCTTGTTTTCGAAGTCTCCGGCGGTATCCCAATCCCATTGCGCGCCGCGAACGCGGACAAAGCGGCGAGACAGGGCTGCGGCCTCACGGTCCTCTCGGGTCGCGCTGTAGCTGTCCTCAAATTCTTGAAGGGCGCGCGCGTGCAGATCGGACAGGCGGGCTTCTTTACTTTGGCGCGGCATTATATTCCCTCGCAATGTTCTGCCTTACTTCTGCCCAATAATCCGCGACACACCGGGAAATAAGCCATTCACTGAAACCGCTGGCACGCCACTCTTGGGCCATGCCGTCAATGATGCTATCCAGCGATTCCATCATAGCGTCATAGAATATCGCCATACCTTTGGGGTCAGTCTGCATCAAAACCTCCGACACCATTTATCCCCACCCCTAAAATCGACGGCCCGCCCCAAGCGCCGGGCGCGGGGCAATTTGAATTGGCGGTGCCGGAGCAGCCTTCTTGACCATGTCCGGGAACAAATCAGTGAGCGCCCATACCAAAGCATCAACCCTGTCAGGCGAATAGCCTTGCAGCTTGCGGTCAAAGCCGGTCGTGAACTGGCACATCATGTCCTCAAGCGCGCCGAACTCGCCCGCGTGGCGCACCTTGTCCCGCTCGTACAGCGCCGCAATCGGTTCCGCCCGCGTGACCTTGCCACGGCTGGCATGTACGGCCCTGTAAGGCACGTTCGCGCCTTGCGCCCGGATGGTGCTTTCCACCATTGCGCCACCCTGGTTGACTTCTGCCACGATCCGATCAGCGTCCCATGTGCGGTATGCGGATACGGCACGCTGCGCCCATTCCTCTGGCCTGTAGCGCCCGCTTTCATCCGCCAGCACATAGCCCCGGCCATCTGTGCCAAGACCGGCCACGATAATGCCCGTTTCGTCGCTGCCCACCTCGTTTGATACAGCGGGATCAACTGCAACTACAATTCGCACCATGTCCGGCTTTGTCTGTGTCCGGCGGATGTAGTCGCGCCGCCAAAGGGCATTCTCCACGTCCGCCATGTAATCACCGTCCCAGAAACGGCGGCGCTGGCGTTCCGGCAGAGCGCGCAAGCTGTCTAGATAATCGGCAGGCAGGTTGTCCGCGTTATCCATCGGGTTGATCACCATATGGGCGTAGGTCGCCAAATCAATCTGGCCCTCGCCGTCTGGATTTACCCCATCAATCCACATGCGATAGGTCCAGTGCGCATTGGTGGTTGGATTGAGATCGACATAGTTTTTCAGCGGCAGATCGCGCCCGTCAACCTGCACCACCTTTTGCGCAAGACGGGTCTGCGCAACAAGGTATGATGACAGCGGTATCTCGGAAGCCTCGTTTGAATAAAGCGTGGCAAACTCGCGGCCCAGCACCTTATCAACGCGGTCTTTGTCATCAAGGCCTGCAAGCCATATTTCGGAACCGTTCGGCAGGCTGAAATAACCGTCTTGTTCGTGCCAGTCCAACTTGACCGCAGGATAGGCCAAGGCAAAAACCTTGGGCAGCGTGTCCTTTCCGATGGATTGCTTCACAGCCACGCCATGCCGCCGGAATATCGCATGGCGTGACCCTGGGGCCTTGACCGCGCGGGTCGCTGTGAAATAGCAAAAGCCAAACGTCTTGCCAGACCGTGACCCGCCATAGCACAGTACATTCTTGCGCGGCGATGCCGCAAGCGCGCGCAGCTCCGATTGCTTTGGGGTCAGGGAAAACGTCATTCCAAGTGCGCCCATATCTTGCGAGACTTTATCATGCTTACAACCGGGCGCGCGCTGCATCGCTGATCTGATTGGACGTAATGATCACAGGTCAGCATCCGGGCTGGCAATGGTGACGGTCATTCCGATGTTGCCGCTCAAATCAAGCTTGTCGCCATAGACTTTCGGGCGCAGTTTGGAAGCCCGCCATTTCACAGCGTCATACTGCAACCGTGCAACCTGCGCAGTTTCAGGCGTGGCAGCAAAGGCAATAGCGCGGGCTTCATCAAATTCCCCGTCACCTTGGATTTCGCGCGCGCGCGTGTACTGTTTCGCGAAATCCGGCTGTTGATCCAGCCATTTGCACACCGTTACCGCACTTGGCATATCGTCATCACGACCGATTGCCCGCAAGCTTTCACCGCCTGCAATCCGCTCACAGATCGCGTCGGCAACCTCTTGCGTGAATGTTGACGGCCTTCCGGTCATGTTGCCCTACCTATTGCCTGCGAGGCATCGTAATACACAAGATGGCGTTTTACAAGCATGACGCCTGTCGGCTGTGAAGTTGTGACAACTTTTTTTCATGCCCCCCGCTGAATGGAAAGCAGCCGAGCGCCAGCGCAAGCGGGACGCTGGCCTTGTCCGGCTTGAGATATGGGCACCGAAGCCTTTGCATGACCGGATCAAGCGGTTTGCGGCGCTTCTGGTGGCGCGCGCCCGGCGCGATGGCGGCTGATGCCCCCTAGAACTTCGCAGGATGGCCGCCTGATGCCCTTGTCGCGTTTTACAAGGTTTTCCTCGTCCAGCCGACTTGCCGCTGTAGGGTGCCTCTGGCGCGCTGTTTCGATCACCCGTGTTCCCGCCTCATTGCCTGCAGCGCCGCATATCCCTCTGTCGTGATCGTGATCAGCGAATCCGGGTGCGAGCCGCCCTTGATCCAACCCAATTCGAAGGCGCGCTTTCGCTGCAGCGTTGCGTTTCTGGAAACTCTGCTGCTGAGAAGCTCGCTGCGCCGGATATCGCCGTGGCGCAGGCGTTCCAGGAGATCAATCATGATCTGCGATGATCCTGGCTTTCGGGTTTCCGCGCCGCGCCTTGCGGCTTCGCTTTGCAATGCCGAACTGGGCGGCAGCATTGGCCGATGTCCTTCACGTCGGCACAGGGCCAGCCATTGTTCGGCAAGCAGGACCTGATCCCAATCGGCGAACCTGTCTGGGCATGGAGCGCGCACCCTTGCGACTTGAGGCGCGCGAAGGGATACGGCTTCAAGCTTTCCGGCAGTTGGGCGCGGGTGATCCTTTTTGGCTTCCGGTGGTGTGAACCATGGCTCTGCGCGCAATGTGACGCGGTTGATGTGTCCGGCGTCATGGCCGGGCTTATTGGCGATGGTGCGGGTTTGAATGGTCATTTGGATTTCCCCTTGTGATCCAATACAACGTCGTTCCAATCCGTGCCTTGGATCGGCGGGATGTGAACGGTTACGGTCAGGTTCTTTTTGGAAAGGCGGCGGGCAAGTTGATACGCTGCGGACTGGCCGACAAAGTTCGCGTCGTTGTCCCCGAAAATCACGACCTCGGTCACACCCGCAGGCGGCTCCCATTCAGCCATGAGCGAGGCATTCAACGCAGCCCAGACCGGCACCGAATACCAATCACTTGCGGCAAAGGCCGTTTCGATCCCCTCGGCAATCCCCAGCACTTCACCGTGGGCTGAAAGGCGCACCGCTGATCCGCTTGGCACCGTTCCCGGCATCAACATGCGCGGGGTATCGACCGGTGCCTTGGCACCGTCCTTCAGGAAGGTGCGGTGCAGCGTGATGGCCTTGCCGCCCAAATCCTGCACGGCGGCAATCAGCGCCGGGAAAGACTGGTCTGCGGAATACCGGCAGGACGGGCAGAACCGCAGGGTCTTGGGATAGGCCCCTTGGTCGATTTCGCGGGATGCGAAATACTGGTCGGCCATGTCCCCGCGCTGGATCGGCACCGAGGCATTCCACAACGACAGGCGCAGGTTCCGCTTGTCATCATCGGACATGCCCGCCTTGATCGGCTCGGCGGCACTGGCCCCGACCAGCTTGCGGACTTCGGTCATTGCTTCCCGGAAATCCCAGCCCTTCATCTTCATCACCAGATCAACACCGGACCCGGCACCGCAATGGGTGCAGAACCATGTCCCCCGGCCTGCCTTGTCATCAAAGCGGAACCGATCCACACCGCCGCAGATCGGGCAGGGGCAATGCTTCCCGCTCAGTTCCCTCTGCGACAGCCCCACGCTTGCGAGGATGCCCCGCCAGCGGCCTTGCGTTGCTTCGTGAATATCAAACCGCATTTGCCGCCTCCTTTGCCTTAGCGTAGGCAATCTGGCGCGACTTGACCCAAGACCGGATTTCGTCGGTCGGCGGCTTTGCTACCTTGGAGACAGCGGGCGGCGGGTAGACCCCGAATTTCTCGCGGTACTTGTGCCAAGCCCAGCCTTGGGCATAGCCGCGCTCTTGAGCGAAACCCAAAAGCCCGCTGTACCAAAGCTGCTTGACCGCCAGTGTCGCCTGCACCGGGGCAACTTCCCGGTTCAACGGCACCAGCACACCGTCTTCAGTTTCGACAAACCCGGTCGGCGGCTTGCGCTCGGCACCGCAGCACGGGCAGACCTTCACCTTCGGCGGCATCAGCGCCTTGCAATCCTGGCAGGGCTTCGGCAGCGGGGCCTTGCGCTCGACATCGTTCACCTGACGGCGACCATCAGGCAGAACCGACCAATCCAGATCGGTGATAAACCCAAGGCGCAGGGTGTTCCCGGCGTGGTCCCAAATCTTCAGGTCTTCGGTGCCGTCATTGACACGCAGACCCCGGCCAATCTTTTGCTGGTGCAGCATGGCCGACCGAGTGGGGGCCGCGTCGATGATCCCCGACACCGGCAGGTCAACGCCCGTGGTCATCGTCCGCACCGACCAGATCACGCGAATGTCGCCGTTGCGGAATTGGCGCTGTACCGCCTGCCGTTCCAGCGTATCGGTGCGGGCCTCGACGAAGGCCGATGGAATACCGGCCTGCGTAAATTCTTCGGCCATGCGCTTGGCGTGGGCAACGCTGACAGCAAACCCAAGCGTGGGCCGATCTTCCCCGTGCAGGATGTAGTTTTGCAGAATGTCGCCGACCAAGCCCCGGTCGGTCATCACCGCTTCAGCGCCACGGGCCTGATATTCGCCAGCCACGATCTTGACGCCGCTCATGTCGGGGTTGGTCGCGGCGTAGACCGTGTATTGCGACAGATACCCGGCGTCGATCAGATCGGACGTGGTGACACCCACAATCAGATCATCCCATTCCTGCGCCATGCCAGCCCGTCCAGGCGTTGCCGACAGCCCTATGAACACCAAGTCAGGCCGCTGCCGCATCCAGTCCGTCACGGCTTGGCTGAACACATGGCATTCATCCACCAAGACAATGGACGCATCGGGGAAGGCATCCCGGCGCACAAGCGTCTGCACGCTGGCAACCTGCACCGGGGCGCGGGCGTCCGTGCGGGGGTGCTGCGCTTGGATAGCGCCGACCCGGTTAATGCCTTCCGCCTCAAACGCTGCGATGGTCTGGTCGATCAGCGTAATCATGGGGGCGCAGAACACCGCACGCCCGTCGTCTTCCAAGACCGATGATACGATATGCGAAGCCAGAAGCGTCTTGCCTGCGCCCGTGGGCAGAACAATCACGACCTTACGGTTTCCAGCCAAGATTGAGGCATTCAGCTTTTCGATAGCCTCGATCTGGTAGGGACGCAGTGTCTTGCGGACAGGTGAAGCGAACAGGTCGCTGGTGGTTTCAAAACCTTGGCTGGAACATCCTGCGTCACGCATTCGATGCACCCCTTTTGCCTTGGCTAGGAAAAGAGATTACATCACAAGACCGGCGGGACATTTTGTCCCACCCACGAGTCGGGACATTTGTCTCACCGCTCTGGGAAATATCGGCTTTTTTGCGCTTGCACAGCGCAAGCAAATGCACCGATGACAGCGTGTATTCGGTGGCTTTTCCGTGCAGCCCTTCAAGGTATCCGACCGCCGTTATCACCTTCTGGTCCCGCAGCATGTCGAGGCACCGGGATACCGTCTTGATTGTCACGTCCGCCCGCTTGGCCAGCTTGGTGCGGCCTGGATGGATGACGTTCTTGGCGCTGTTGCGGTGGTGGAACCAGTGGTTCACCAGAGCCATGACCACATCGCGCTCACCCTTGGTAAACGGACCCTTGCGGACGGCATCGCGCACAAGGCGACGGAACGCAGCTTCTTCGCTGCTGGCAAAATCCGGCCCACTCATGCGGCACCGCGAACTTGACATTGAAGGCGGAATCCGCCCATATATTTGAAAGCCATTCTTGATGCTCCTAACATCGAGTTTCGGTCAGGCGCGGCGCGATGCTTCCAACATCCGCCGCGCCGTTTGATTCTACAGCATCCGAAAAACTTAGCAATATGGATAACTTACCGCGTAAGTGCCCATCAGGGATGCGCATAAGTATGCGTGTAAGTATGGGTGTAAGTACCGGGATAACTTTCATGCCGACAATTCCATAGGCTTGCGCCGGATCGCGCGGACCTGATCCGCAGCATCTTCCCAGCCCTTGGCGACGATCACCCGCTTGCCAGCGCGCCGCAGTTCGGCGTGTATCCGCACTTGGTCAGCAAACAGCTTCCCGCCTCGCTGGCGCTTCATTTCAATGTAAAGATTCCACTCAGGAATCTCCAAGTCAGGCACCCCGGCTACCATGCCCTCGGCCTTGAGCCGTGCGACCTGTGCGGCCCGCTGTGCGATGGTTCCGGCAAGGTGCGCGCCGTTCGGAATCGAGAACACCAAAATCCCGGGGAATTGCAGGCGGAACCACTGGACAAAGGCCACCTGTTCCGAGTGCTCACTTGGTAAGGCGCGGATGGTCTTCATAATCACATCCCAAGCGCAGACAGATAGAGGTCCATCACAGCCTGTTCCTCTGCCACGTCATCCGGCTTGCGCCTGCGAATGGCGATGATCTTGCGCATCGCCTTCGTGTCGTACCCGCGCCCCTTGGCCTCTGCGAACAGTTCCTTTTCGTGACCGGCAATGTCGCGCTTTTCGGCTGCCAGGGTTTCGGCCCGCTCGATGAATTGCCGCAATTCCTCTGCCGACACAGACAGAGCCTTGTCCGCAACGGCGGTATCGGCGGGGGTGTTTTTCATGCGACCGTCAAGCATCTGCGGACTCCTTGGGATGATGTGCCAGCGCGCTATGCAGGCGCACGTATTGTTCAACACTGTCCGCGTCCCTGTTGCAGACCCGCATTGCCCGCGCCCGAAGGCGGGCGTCCAGCGATGCGACGGCTACACGCGGCGCGCGTGATTGCGGGGTGCGGCGGAACAGGGACAATAGGCGGATCATTTGCGCACCAACTCTTTCCGCCGATTGGCAATCGCGGTCACTTCGTATGGGGCAAGTCCACGCAGGCGCGCTTCGGCGAGATACCCGTCCAATTCCTCTGCCTGCATGGCCTGTATCCAGCGGATACGCCGGTCAGCTTCGGAAAGGGCGCGGGCTTCGGAAAGGGTCATGACCGCACCGCCAAAGCAGCGGCGCAGATCAGAAGCACCACAAGGAACAAAGCGGGGCCGTCAAAGATCATGTTGGCCTCCGAGTCTAAGGGTGGGCGTCCGGCAAGTATTCCAAGCGATTCAACGGTTAACATCTACCCCTGCCTGAAGGCTGGGGATTTCCAAGAGGACTAAGCCGCTTGAACAGTTCGCACGTCATCGCCCGCCCTGCGGCAAGGCTCAATGCCCGGAGTGCTCCCCCGGTGCAGGATCACGACCGCAGCGTTGCGGTCGGCGTTGTCCCTATGCCCGCACGAGGTGCAGACGAAGGCCGCTTGGTTCTCGCGGCTTCGTCTGTCCACGGTCCCGCAGGACGCGCAGGTCTGAGAACTGTAGGCAGGATTGACCTTAATCAACCGCGCCGATTTGTAGGCCAGCATCATTTCGATTTGATGCCATCCGACGTTCAGGATCGAGCGGTTCAGCCCGCTTTTTGCCCCGACATTTCGCCCCGGCTTGGCAAGCGTGCCCTTTGCGGAGCGCGTCATGGAACTGGTGCGCAGCTTTTCGATGAAAGGTCGGGCGCAAGTTCGGTAAAATGCGACCGGTCGCGTCATGCTGCGTCACCGGCTTGGGCAGTGATACCAGCCGACAATTCCTCAATCTTGGCCCTGATCCTTCGCACCGTTGCAGAGCGCGGCTCCCGGCCCGCCAGAAGATCGTCCACCAGACTGTAGTCGCCAACCGCCAAGTCTCCGAAACGCGTCTTAGCCATGCCAGACCGCTCCAGGAATGTCAGCACTTCGTTCGTGATAGGGACATCATGGTTTTGCATAGCGCGACGCTAGGACACTTCCAAGAGCCTGTCAACACCGAACTGGCAGGGCGCGGCGTAAATGCGTCGGTCGGATGCCCCGCACCATTTTTTTTGGCTTTCCCCAAACTTTTCTGTTGCGCTTCGGAAAAAACCTAAGTACACCTGTCCCTCAAGGGCGCGACACATGGGCCGCCGCACACCGCAAGAGAGGGGAAAACATGCAGTTTGAAATCCGAAACCGCTGGTCCGGTGCAGTGCAGATCACCGCAGAGATCGACTGCGACAACGTAACCGCGCTGGCCGATATGGCGCGCATGGCCGGGGTGGCAGCATGACCGACACACCCGCAGAAGGCGCAATGCTTCTCAAGCTGCGCAACGCCGTATCCATCGCAATGGACGACGAAGCAATTCCTTTGACCGCGCAGATGGTGGTTTTCCGAGTCTTCCGTAAGGAAATGGAGCGGTATCATTTCAATCCGTCGCAGATTCAAGGGGCAGGCAAATGACCCGCGCCTATCTGTCGGCCGCCATCTGGGTTGCCTGCATCTTCGCGCTGCTGTCGCTGTTTCTCGCGGTGACGCCATCATGACCGGGGGCAAGCATACGCGGGGGCCTTGGTCCGCTTTCATCATGGGAAAGACCGTTGCCGTAGACATTGGCCCCCATCCAACCGGCAATCGCCCCAACATCGTGGACTGGACAGGGTTTGACGGTTGCGACCTTCCGCTTGACCAACAGATTGCCAACGCCCGGCTTATCGCCGCCGCACCCGATCTGCTGGACGCTGGCAGGCCGTTTGCGGCGCTGGCAGTTGACCGCGCAGCCGATGCGCCGGAATGGCGGGATAGCGACACCGTTTCCGTAGTCGTTACAGTCGGCCAGTTGCGCGCAATCGCCGCCGCCATTCGCAAGGCCGAAGGCGGTGCAGCATGAACGCCGTCGCTGACTTCCTCACCCGCAAAGCCCAGCAAGCCGGATTTTACTGCCCCGCCTGCACATCGCACGGGCTTGATGCCGAAGACATGGACCTCCACAACTTCTGGCATCATTCCCAAGCCATGCGAGATCGATACAAAGCGGCCTGCTGCAAGGACTGCACAGACCGCCATCTGGTGACAGAAGACGGCGTGTGTATGCCCCGCGACCGGGCGCAATACAGCACGTTTCTGGACCTGTGGTTTTCGTCTTTGGACACGATGTATGACGCGGAATATGAATCGGCGAAACAATATGACGAGGATAGAGACCTTGAACGCATGTGTTCAGGGTGGCGGTGATGGTGAATAGACCATTTCCATCGCGTCGCATCTCACGGCTGCGCTCCGCACGGCATCGCCCCGCAACTCAACGCAACGATTCTTTTGGCAATTTACCGCCGCTCCGCCCCGCGCCGCAGTGCATCGCAACGCCACGCTGTGCGCCTCAACGCTCCGCCCCACAACTCAACGCAACAACCACCTGAGAGGGTAATCACCATGCGTCAAGTAACCGTCCATATCGTCGGCATCACGCCCTACAGCCAAAGCCGGATGCACGACACCCCGAAACTCGACAAGGAACGCCCCGACGAATACGAAGCCCGCACATGGCGCGAAAAATGCACATTTGATGCAACCGGCATGATCGAGATTCCGGCAATGGCCTTCAAGCAGGCACTCCCCATCGCGTCGAAGCGCCTTGGCGACCAAATCCCCGGCAAGGGCAAGGCGACATACACCAAGTTTTTCGAGGGCGATGTGATCTGCGAAGGCAATGCGCCCCTTGGCGTCCATAAGGATGATGTGGCGTCCGTCACCATCAACGCCAACTCGGACGGCGTACGCGGCTCCGGCAAGCGGGTGAAGCGGATATTCCCGGTCATCCCGGCCCCGTGGCACACGTCTGCCCGGTTTACGATTTTTGACGACACCATCACCCAGGAGGTTTTCGAGCGGGTCTTTGCCGCGTCGGGAATGAGTGTCGGCATCGGGCGCTTTCGGCCAGAGAAGGGCGGGCTGAATGGCCGGTTCAAGGCCGAAAGGTTTGATTGGGAATAACCTACGCATCGCAGCGCATCGCCCCGCCACGCCGCGCACCGCAACGATCCACAACCCAAAAGGTTCACCATGTTTCAGAAATCCGACCTGACCCAAAAGACCCACGATCTGCTGATCGGCGTCAATGGCGAAGTCTCCTACGCCACGTTGGCAAGCCATGTAGGCCTCGCCGAATTCACGCCCCGCCTTCGCAGCGCCGTCATCAGCGCCCGCCGTTCGCTGGAACGGGAACACAGCATTGTCTTTGAAACGGTGCGCGGCATTGGCCTGCGCCGCCTTGCCGATATTGATGTGGTCCGCAGCACCAATGCGATCCGGCAGAGCATCCACCGCAAAGCCAAATCCGGTATTCTCCGCCTTGGCGCGGTGCGCAACTTCGCCGACCTGCCCCCGCAAGAACAGGCACAGGCGACGATCAACCAGACGATTTTTGCAATGGCCCAGGGTGCAAGTGCTTTTTCGCCGAAGGCCCCCGCCGCGCCCGTGCCGCCTGCCACAACCGATGCCGCTGCGCTCAGGCAGGCGTTCGAGGTACAGTAATTCCGCCGCTCCGCTCCGCCCCGCACCGCAACGCCGCGCAACGCACCGCTACTCACCGCAACGCAACGATCAACCACTTGGGAAGATAGAGGAACCGGAAGAATGACCGACCACAAGACAGTTTTGGAAGCGGAAGATGAAGCCGCCGCAGATGATGCTGATCGGCGCATGTATGCGGGGTGGCGGATATGACGATCACCCCCGGACTGCACCGCATGACGGCGGACGAATATCACGCCGAACAGTTTTCGCCGATCCCGCTGCTTTCCAATACCATCGGGAAAATCCTGATCGGTCAAAGCCCACTGCACGCTTGGACGCAGCACCCCAAGCTTAACCCGCAATGGGAACCGACCGAAAGCGCAACCTTTGACATTGGCCGCGCGGCACACCGCGCAATCCTTGGAGCCGGTGGCGAGTACGTTGCCTATCCGTCCGATATGCTGGCCGCAAACGGCGCGATCAGCACTAAGGCCGCGAAGGAATGGGCCGCAGAACAGCGGGAGGCGGGCCGGACGCCGCTGAAGGCGGATGACGTTGACCTGATCGGCGCGATTGCCGCCAGCGCAGCCCGCCGCCTTACCGCGATGGGCATCACCTTGGACCCGGCCCGGTCAGAAATGGTCGCGCTGGCAGAGATTGACGGCGTGTCGTGCAAGGCCATGATCGACAACGCGCCCGCCGATCCGCGCCTGCCGCTTTACGATGTAAAGACATGCGAAGACGCCAATCCGGATGCAGTGATCCGTGCCGTTTGCAACTACGGCTACGACTTCCAAGCGGCATGGTATCTGGACACATGGCGCGCCGCGACAGGCGAAACCCGCCGCTTCCGGTTTGTCTTTGTTGAGAAAAGCCCGCCGCACAGTGCGTCGGTGATCGAGCTGCACGGTGCCGCCAACGACAGCGCAGACTGGATGGATGATGCGCGCGGCAAGACCGCCGAAGCCCGCCGTCTTTGGGCGGAATGCTTATCAACCGGCGTCTGGCCCGACTATCCCGCCCGTGTCGCCATTGTCGGCGCGCCGTCCTGGCACCGGGCGAAATGGGAAAACCGCACGCCCACGCCAACCGCTTCCCCCGCAACCATTGCCAGCGCCGCCGCGTGGCAAGCCCCCGAAAGGATGAAAGCATGAATGTTCCCGCCGAACGCCCCGCGCCTAAGCCCCCCGTTTCCACCGGGGGCGTCCTTGCCGCGCTTGTGCCGCAAGACCTTGACCAAGCCTTCCGCCTTGCTACGGCGCTGGCAGGTTCGGGTGACATGGTGCCAAAGACCTATCAGGGCCAGCCGCAATCCGTCATGGCCGCGATCATCAAGGGCATGGAAATTGGCTTAGCCCCGATGCAGGCCCTTGCGTCTATCGCCGTCATCAATGGCCGCGCTTCACTATGGGGCGATGCGCTTCCCGCCCTGATGCAGCGCGCGGGGCATCATATTGATGTTGAACTGACCGGCGAAGGTGACGCGATGGTCGCGACAGCAACCCTGACACGCGGCGACACGGGCAAAACCATTGTGCGGCGATTCAGCGTGGCCGACGCCAAGCGTGCCGGTCTGGCGGGCAAGACCGGGCCTTGGCAGCAATATACAGGCCGCATGTTGTCCATGCGCGCCCGTTCATGGGCGATCCGCGACGGTGCAGCCGACGCGATGATGGGGCTGCAAATCTCTGACGAAGCCAGCGATCACGGCCCTGACCGCGCGCGCGATGTGACGCCGCGCCGGGGTGGTGTGATCTACCGCGACGATGACCCGGCGCTTCCGCCGCCCGCCGCCGATGACTTCATTGAAGCTATCCCCACCCCTGCCGAGGTTGAAGCCAAGATGGCCGAAGTCGCGCGGGAATTCGCGGAGGGCGGCGCGGAATGACAAACGAACCGCGTCCCTACCAGTGGGATTTTTCTGGACAGTGTGCGCCGAGTGAAAGTTGGAGCGGGGGATCAATCTACCGCACCTTTTCCCTGGGCATATTCCAATGGGTGCCAAAGGCATCCGGCGAAGGACTGAAGCGCGGAAAGGTGGTTCGGCGCGTTTCGGGAAAGCGCAGTGACCCCAAGCCGGTATATGACGCCGCGCGGGCTATCTGCGACGAGTTGAATGGGAAGGGTGGCGCAGAATGACCTTCGCCCTTGGCCTTTCCCTTGGCTTCGCCCTTGGCGCGTGTCTGACCCTGGCCGTCATCTGCCTGGTCAACGACTGGATAGCTGACCCCGACGACGATCCGCGCCCCGCCCTCCCCGGTAAGCGGGGCGAAACCGTTGACTACCCCACGATGCAAACGAAAGGAGATGCATGATGGATACCAACGCTCCCGAGGGCGAACCTGCCAGAAAGGCACCCGACCTCAAAGACGCCTGCTTTCTTCTCCAGGCAGCGAAAGAAGAGATCGTTTCGCTGCGCAGGCAAATCCAGTTTCTGGAACCCAAAGCCGAAGCATATGACACTTTGAGAAAGGTGATCGGATTGATGCCGGCCAGTAATGGGATCGGCTACGGCAGAGATGTGAATTGGGACATTGATCGGTTTCTCGATCTGACCGCCCTGCCGGCCACCTCCGCCTGAGCCGCCACAACCGCGCCGGTTTTCCTCCCTGTTGACGGCGCGCACTGGCCCCCGGCGACCTCATGCGCCGGGGGCTTCAATCGAAAGGCACCCCAGATGACCGAACCCGACACCCCAAACGACCCGCCTATCACTATCACCCTCTATGCCTGCCAGGTCCAAAATGGAGAATGGTACGCCGAGTCGAACCGCAATCCGACTGACACGCTTAAAATCACAGTCCGTGTGGAAAACGGTGTAGCCACGGCGAAAGCGGAGGTTCTGCAATGACGGATGATCTGGTGAAGCGGCTGACAAACCCGATGGTACCTTACGATCCTGAGGTTGACGCGCAAGGATGGTGGGAAGATTTGTGCTCCGAAGCCAAGGCCCGCATTGAAGCCCTGACGGCGCAGCTTGCCGAAGACGCAGACGTGCGGACACAGATCGACCACCGCATTGAGGAGCTTGTGGCGCAGGTTGATGCCCTGACGGCAGAGCGTGATCACCAGCGTCAGAACAAGGATCAGGCATACGAGGAACGCAACCGGCTGGCAGCACTGCTTGCCAGCATGTTCCCGAGCGGAACAAAGCGCACCGACATTCCAGGCTGGGACGCCGAATGGCACGGAGCCGTCTATATCGACTTCCCATGGGGGCAGGCATCTTGGCACTACCACGACAGTCAGGCGCACCTGTTTGCGCATCTGCCGCCCTACGAGGGTGAGTGGGACGGACACACGACCGAGGCCAAGTATGCCGCGATCCAGCGCGCCGCGACGTCTGCTGATCTGCGGGCCGCAGAGGCAGACAACGCGCAACTGCGGAAAAAGGTCCAGAACCAGACCGACCAGATCAACGGCCTGGAACGGTCAAGGCGCAGGCTGGAAAGCCTGATGGCCGGGGCAGATCGCCGTGTTGAGTTGGTTGAGGCAGAGAACGCGCGGCTGCGTGGCGTGGTGGACAAATGCGAGAGCATTTCCAAAGACGCTATTGCCATGTGCGACGAAGGCCACCCCGTCAGCGCCAAGAACACTGCGATGGCGATTATTCGCGCCATCAACCCTGGGAGGGAAACCGAATGAGTGATGATGACCTGATCCTGCGCGGGGATGTGCTGACCGAACTGAATGGTTGGTTCTACGACCCGCAAACCGACAAAGTTACCGACACGCGCCTACAGGACGCCATCCGCGCCCTTCCCGCCGTGCAGACCGACGCCGCTGCAATCCGAGAGGCGGCGCTGAGGGAAATCGCCGAGAGCCTATTAAGTCTTGGTGACAATCTGACCTACATCGCCGCCGCAACAGAGGCTCACCTGCACAGCGAAGCCTACGCTCTGCGCGCCAATGTACTCGCCCTGATCGACAAACTTGGAAAGGTGATGCCAGATGCCTCAGAAATTTGCACACCACCTATCATCACGTACGATGACGAAGGAAATCCATCATACACATTCAATGAAGACCATAGTTGGAGGGATGTTGCTAGGTGGATTGCACAAAATCCAGCTGATCTTGAAGAGATGATGTACATTCTCGTTGAAATGGAACTAGAAAATAATCGTTTGCTAAAAGGTGAACGTGTCGGTTATACAGTAGAATTCATTGGGTGTTTTGATGAATGAAGAAGTTTTCATCGGACCCATACAATACAGGGTCAATCGTGGTACAGCCATTAAATGGCTTTCTCTTATAGAAAATCCCCCTTGGGAGTTTGATTGTGCTCAATTGTCTTTTGTGGGAACAAACGGACAAACATATGGGAGTCCTGATGGACTGCTAGCATCAATTGCCCTTCCCAATCCCGCTATCGCCCGCGCCGCCCTCAGCACCGGAAAGGCTGAAACATGACAGACAAAGCAAACGAAACACCTGAGTCTATCGGTATCCGCGCTGCCAGAACCCACCTGCTCCACGCCAGGCAGATCAACGCGGTTGAAGAGTCGGTGAATATGCACATGGGCGGCGATGCGACGATTGGCGAACTTGTGTCTTTGATGATCGTCATGGGATGGAAACCGCCCGGCGATCAAGCGGTTGCCGGGGCCGCGCCTGTGACGGTCCAGGAAGCGGCGCGGGTGCTGCTAAAATGGGAAGCGCAGCAGGGGGCCGTCTTTGGCGCATGTTCCGGCGTTGTGAAGGTGTATCGCTTTAATCGGGTTCTGGAATCCTTGGCTGCCCTCGCGCAGAAAGGCGGTGAATAATGGACGACAAGTGCTACTGCTGCACGCCCGGCACGCCCGGCGCCGCGCTTTGCACGCAGTGCTTCAAGGTCTGGTACGACAGCGACACCACCGACGCCGCCGTGCTGGCCCGCGAGACGCGTTGGCGCAGGGCGGAAGGCTTCTGGCCCTGGTCGAGCCATAACGCGACTGTACAGGAACTGGACGCCATCCAAGGCTTGCCCCTGCCGGACATTAGCGCAGAGCGCCACGCAACCCTCGCGCAGAAAGGAGACAGCCATGAGTGACGCGAAACGTATCGCCGACAAGTACATATCGCGCGGCGGGGCTGTCCACAGACAATACGACCGCAAGGCGCAGGTCGATGACCTTATTGTACTAGGCTGTTTTGTGGGCTGGCAAGACCCGCATGAATGGAGTGGCGGATACCGGGCTGATGACGCATGGGCGGCTATGTGCAGGCTTCTGGATATGGACCCGGTTGCGTTTCGGAAAGTCATTCTCGGTGAGGGAGATCAGTCATGAGCCTGGGTAAGTTGATCGAAGCGGTACAGTCGGGGACGCTACCGCAACCCATTTTCCATGGCAGCTCCTCCAAAAGAGGGCATTGGCCCTATAAGACCGGCTTTAACGCCGAGCAGCGCAGGTGGGTATTCCTCGCATACAACGGTTCCCTCGACGCCGCCCATTCCCTACAACAAGAACTGCTACCGGAGTCGGCGTGGACGGTTGACGCGGGCGACGGTGCCAGTGTCGAAAACCGAGGGGATTTTGGGCCGACATATAGCGGGGATATTCCGGGAAAGGCTTCCCGTTCATGGCTTCTGGCAATCTTGCGGGCGAAAGAGGGGGAACAGCCATGAATTGGTTGCTTTCGTTTGCCCTGCGTGTCGCCGTCGCCTTTGTTTTACTGACGGCATTTCAGGTTGCGGCTCTTTCTTTCCCCGAGCGGTCCTTTGCAATTGGCGTGCTGGCTGGCATATTTTTGCCGGTCATTGAACTGATGCTTGGTAAGGGGAAGCAGCTATGACCATGGATAAGCTGATCGAAGCGGTGGGCGGCTGGGCCAACCGCAAGCAGGAAGCATCGCTTATGCGGCGGTTCGGCGGTATCCAGCAATGCTGTTGGTGCAGGCAAACCGCTAACCAGAACGACACCTGGTCAATCAAGCAATGGGAACGCGACCCTTTTCTGGACGTACTGACCTGCGGTGTGTGCGGCGGTACAAGTCTCTGGCGTTGGGAAATTGGCATGATCTGGATCGGCCCACTGGATGCCCCGGCATCCGCATGGCCCGCTGACCCGCGCTACGACATTGAAAGCGCGGCCCTTCGCCCTTTGCAAGCGGAGGGGCGGGGATGAGGGACTACCCGATGATATACAGCGCGCCGATGGTGCGCGCCCTGCGGGACGGGATAAAAACGCAGACCCGGCGGGTCATAAAATGGCAGGGCCCGAAGGGCTATCCACACAGCTTTGACCATGCGCGCATCGACAACCCGGCAGGCGTTCAGCGCCTTTTGGTACCGTTTCACCATCCTGATGAACCGACCGATTGGAACGATTGCGTGATGCACCGTCACTATGGCTTGGCCGAACCCGGCGACCGGCTGTGGGTGAAAGAAGACCTGATCTGCGAAACGCTGGATTTAGGCGGGGCCGACCGGTGTGTCGATGTTGTCTGCTATGCCGAAGACGGAACCCCGGCGGCGTACAACGGGTGGTACGCCGCGTGGCCTTGGAAGCGCGAAAAGCTGAACGCCCGCTTCATGCCGCGCCGGTTCAGCCGGATCACCCTGACCGTCACCGAGGTTCGCCCGCAACGGCTGCGGGACATCACCCTTGGCGATTGCTACGCAGAGGGCTGCACAGTCGGCAAGGCAGAGGCGGACGCGGGCGCTCTGCCGGTAGGGTGGACCGGCCCATGGGATGAATACCGCGCCCTCTGGAACAGCCTCCACGGCCCCGACGCATGGGAACGGAACGATTGGGTGTGGGCGTACAGCTTCAGCGTCCATCACGGCAACATCGACAGCATGAAGAGGCGGGGATGAATAAGATGGTCTTCTGGGTCGCGGCGGGCTTGATCTGCGCGGCACTGACGGGCTTTGCAGATGTATTCGCATCGCCCGGCAATGTGGTGCATTATTTGTTCGGCTTGGCCGTTGGTCTTTGGGTTTATCCGTTGGCGGAGGGGCGGGGATGAGGGACTTTAGCGATGACGAGATCAACGAGGCAGTGAACGCGGCCCGGTCGGCCATGCTGGGGAAGTTGACAGAGTTAAATCCGGGCGCAGGAACAAATGAAGCAGCAATCGCCGCAGTTGCGGCCTCGATTGGGCTTTTTGCCTTTGTCGCTGAGTGCTTCGACATTTCGGAGCAGCAAGCTGTTGATATGTTCAAGGCTCATGTGCGGGGAAACCGCAATGCGGTGCAGTGATGACTTACACAATCACCATGCCTACCCATACCTGCCGCATGTGCGGGGAACGGGACTGGCGGCACGTCGCCGTGCTGTCGGCGGTCGGATACTACTGCCGCGAGTGTGCGCCACTGGCGATGCTTACAGTGGAGCGCATGAAGATCGACGCGGACGCCAAGAACTGGAAGTCGGGAATCGTCAGGGGCGGGCAGGTCTTTGACCCGGTGCGCGCATGACCCCGCGCCGTCCGCATTCCAACTCGCCCGCGCGCATGAAGCGCGCCGATCATGCCCGCCTATGGAGAGCGATTGAGGGCGCAGTTGTGGATGCCATGGAATCGCATCCCGAATACTATACCGATGCCGCCCGGAAAGTTTGAACGGCACCCCTGATCTTTCCCCCTTGACATTGTTCCGGGTTAGTCCGTGAGGAATAACAAGCTTTATGAGTAGTCTGTTGACCCGACTACAACAATGTTTTAATTATTGTGGCGCGCACAGGAGAAAGCCATGCAGCCAGAAAGAGTGCATCCCGCGATGGAACGCCAGCCGTTGATGTACCGGTATTATGCCGAAGATGGCACGCTGCTTTATCTGGGCGTTACCAGAAACGTGTGGAGCCGGGATAGATCGCACCGGACAAAGCCGTGGTATGCAGAGGTGGCGCGGCGCGTAGACCAGCATTTTATTTCAATAGCGGAGGCGCTTTACGAAGAAGGCCGCGCTATTCACCGAGAGAGGCCAAGGCATAACACGCCACACCATCTGTATGATCCAGCGAAAAGGGAAAACCTGCCAATGGAAGCTGAACAATTCCGTGTTGCGCGATTAGCGCTAGGCTTTAATCAGGGTCAAATGGCTGAAGCATTAGGGCTTAAGAGTCCGCAATACATTTCCGACATTGAGTGTGGTCGCAAGACGCCAAGTAAAACCTTGGCGTTGCTGCTGGAAATGATGCCGAACGGCAAAGAGCGCTAGAGGGCCGACCGGGAAAGCCGTGTCGGCCCTTTCCTTATCCCGCCACGTCCTTGAGCACCCAGTCCTCGCCCCACGGCACGCACCCGCCATTGGCGCAACCAACAACCCATCGGCCATCGACAAGCTCGCGCGGGGTATCCCATATCCGCGTCGCGTCATCCGGGCCAAGAGGCAGTTTGTTTTCCCTCGCAAAGTCTGCATAGGCTTGCGCATCGGCTTGCTTATCGAAGATTCGGTAAAGCTGTTCCATCACGCCACCGCTATTCCATAGTAATTGCCCATATCACGCTCCACCAAAAGGCGATCCGCATCCGAAAGCGCGGAGCTAAAAATCAAAAGTTCGCCAAGGCTTCCCGCATTGGTAGTGGGCGTTAGGGGCACAGCTAATGTACCTGTACCACCAAAAGCAGCTAATACGGCTTGCGTTCCAGTGCCAACTAAGGCCCCGTTTTTCCACGCAATTGCCGTGTTTACGCCATCGTGCCCGTAACTGGTTATTTGACCACCTGATGCCGTAGGGACCACAACAACCGACAGAGTATTGTAACTGAACCCGGCCCTTTGAAGGTAAGCTCTAGGAGATGTGCCCACTCCATCCGCGTTATTGCCCGAAACGCCAAAACCGCCGCTTGAGCTGAAGGTGACATGAATGGCGGTGAAGGCTCTCCCTGCCATAATCGTGTTTGCAACGCCAGTGGCGGAGTGTAACACATCGCCAGCCCCGTCGAAGTTTATCAAGGGCCTCCCATTTTGCGTGTTCACCACTCCTGCTGTCACGATAGACGGCTGGTTGAGCGCCGTTATTTGCGTGAAGTTTCGGCCATTCCCGCTCTGGTCATACACGGTCGTCAAGAAACCATTGCCTCCCGCGCAGTGTGCCAGCAGCGAAGCCGTGTCCAAATTCCCACCCCAAAAACCGAAATTGTTTTCCGCGTTGTCTGAAGACCGACGCACACGATTGGCAAGGGTGGCACTGGCGCTCAGCCTGCGCGAGCTATAGGCCACAGCGGCAGGGGTGGAGAGTTGGTCCAGGAGGTAGCGGGTGCCGCCACGAAGCCGCCCAAGCGGGCTGCGGATGCCGTCCAGCGGGCTGGGAAGATCAAGCATGGCTTACCGACACGGCAAAATCCACATCTGAGTAAAAGTAAACCCGGTTGGCCCCTGTAACCCCTTCAAACATGTCCACCAGCGGCGTCCTGACCTGCCCATCGCCGGGCTCGTATTTTATGGCCCCTAATGTGCTGGTGGGAGGAACCGCACCCACAGTGCCTTGTGCGTAAAGAATCCCAGACCCGATGTTCTGAAACCTGATCTCCGTCACGTTGGCATCGGTGCCCAGAACCCAAGTATTCGCCGGGCCGGTAATTGTAGTGTTTTGTGGCATTGTCTCACTCCTTCCAGCCGCAGCGGGCGGCACCGTAGCTGTTTTGCGTGTTGATCTTCACGGCCTGCGGGCGAGCGCCCTGCACCACCACCGCCGCCACTTCGCCCGGAAACAGGATCGGACCCGATACGACATCGCAGAACGAGCTTGCCCCAAGCGGTGCACAGGCGCTAGTCAGGCTTGCGAGTAAGCCGAGCGACCAAAGCGTCATCATCCTGCGTTTCGGATTCGCGCGCATGTGCCTGCACCTCCTTGATGGTTTTCAGTCTGGCCGTGAGGGCCTTGTTTTCGACCCGCCGCTTGGCATCGGATCGGCCCTTGGCGTACAGGACGCCCCCGCCCATGATCAGCGCCAGCAGCGCGGCTATGGGCTTCCAAAGGGTTGCGATGATTTCGCTGATCATGGCATCAGTTCCTCTAGTCCGGCGAACAGATGCGCGACCAGATATGCCCGGATTTCGGTATTCCTGACCCCCATCGGAACGCCAAGGCGGTTCATAACAAAGTCGGCAATGTGAACGCACTCGTGCGCCCATGTTGCTTTCGTCGCCACAGGTTTGATAACCATCGAAAGGCGTGTCGACCCGTCCCCTGCAGTGTCAATATGCGCCGATGCGAGGCAATCTTGGTCATGCCCCGAAACGTCGCACCCTTCCTCGCGCAATGCTGCGCAGCGGGATTCGTCATCCGCAAAAACCGCGACGTTCAAACAGAACACGTCCAGAGGAATAATCCCGATCACTTCTTCGCATCCTGCGGGATAAGCCGCCCGACAAGCCCCGCAAGCGCCAGGCCAAGCGTCACGTACCCGCGCCATTCGGCTGGAATGACCGAAAGACCCTCTGGCGGCAGCGCCGCCCAGGCCGCCTGCAGCGCTGCGATTGCAACAAAGGCCTGGATGGAAAACCAGCGCCACGCCTGACGTGCGTCAGAAACAAGTTTCATTTCTTCGATCCCTTCATGAGTGTGGAAAGCAATTCCAACAGCGCGGCCAGCCAGCTTTTACCGGCGAGCGGCGTCGGTTCGGCGACTTGTGGCGGGGCCTCAATCGGTTCCTTTGCCAGTTTCAAAGCCGCCTCTTTTATTACAGTCACCCGTCGCAGCCAGCCCGTGCCGAACGCCCCCCAAGTCTTTAGGGACCGCAGGAAGCGCAGCCGCTTGTCGGATACTGCAGAAATGATCAGACCGGCATCTGCCTTCGCCAAAGCGGCAAGCGTTTGCGGACCAATGTCCCCGTCCGGCGCTACCCCGAGAGCACGCTGCAACACCTTTGCGGCTTGCGCCGGGCCTGAATTTACGGCAAAGTCAAATACCGCAAGGTCTACCCCAGCAGGCAACAGGTCTGCCCGCACAGCATCCCAATAGAACACCCGATACACCTTTGCCACGTCCGCTGGCCGCAGATTGCGCAGATCGGCAAGGTCGCTGTCCCCGTCCCCGTCAACGTCAATTTTAAGTCGCTTCAGCGTGCCGATGGTGATGCCCATATTCGTGGCCCCGCCGGGGTCTTTGGGGTGATCTGACCATCCGCCCTCGTGAGCAAGTGTCAGCGCAAGCGCGCGCTCGAAGTTACCGTTCACTTCCGACTCCCCATTGCTGCCACCGTTGCTGCCACCGTGGCCTCAAGTGCGGCCAGCCTTTCCCGCGTGTTTGCAAGTTCCCTGTGCAATGCCGCAATCTCATCTTTCATGTCCAACTCCAGCTTGTGCAGCGGATCGCCTTGATCTCTTTTGGGGCCGTACAGAAGTCCCCATATAAAAAACGCGGTGGCCGGACCAACCAGAGCGACCAGCTCTTTCGGTATTTGATCCATTCATTTTACGCTCCCGCGAACAGCTTCATACAGCTTCCAGAGATAAAGCGGGATGAAAAGCGTGGAGGCATATATGCCAACAACAAACTCGCCGCCAGTATAGAAGACACTCCACGCGATGGCAAAGAATTGGAAAAACTGAGAAAAGGCACCCACGGCCACCATCCAGTACCTTACCGGCTTGGCCAGTCCGATCAGGCAAAGCACGCTTCCGACGATCATGAGCGCGGCCCACATTTCTGCCTCAAAAGAATAGGCGAACTCACCCCAGGTGTCAGGGTTGAAACCCTTTGCCCCGGCCAAAGCATCGGCCATAAACATGGAGCCGATGATCAGCGTCGCTATGTTGAACGCGACCAGCATTGGCCTGTAGCGCGCCAATCCATCTGATCGAGACCGTACGTCCGTTACACTCTGCGCCATACCCCATACCCCACAAGAGCCAGCCATGCCGCGAAGCACAGGCCGACGGTGTTCCAGACTTGCCAAAACGATTCCGCCGGGACGTAGTAGAACAGCCCGGCGATGATCGAAGCCCCTGCAGCGACATTGGCCGTGTCGGTCAGGCTGTCGCGCCAGTCTGCCCCGTGCTGGGCCAGAAACTCCCAGGCGAAGGCATAGATCACGGTCACAGTCACCGGCACCCATACCGCCGGGACGAATAGCGCAAGGACCATAGCGGCGGGCATACCGATCACCGCCGCGTGGCCCGCCTGATTGGTGGCCTCACCGTACCAGTTCCCCCGGAAGCTGTCAGGGACGCGCAGGGCGTCCAGTATGGTGCGCCACCGGCTCATGGCAACACCGGCCATTGAATTTGTGGCAACCCTGTGAGCGGATTATCGGGAATTGGGCCGCCATTCTTCACGGCGGCAAGGCTTGCCAACGCCGCAGTCCAAACTCCATCACGCCATGCCACGAAAGCCACCCCTTCCGCCTTCCATGCCGGGATGGTGCTTACTGCGTAGGTCGCGCAGGACACCGCCGAGGTATATCCGCGCGCCCGTGCCGTGGCCTCTACATGCGCTTCGATTGCAGCGGTATATGCCGCCTGCACCTGTTCCGGCGTCAGTGCAGGCGGGGCGGGTTCAAACGGCAGATCATCGCCAAGCCGCACCGCTTCTGCGCTTGCCCAATCCCACAAACCAGAGGAGGCATCCGGATCATCGGGGATGATGTGAAAATCAAGCCCGTTTGCCGTGCCAACAAAAGTTCCGTCGGTTCGTTTGCAACGCAGGTGCATCATGCGATCCTCTTTACCCAGCCATTCGCAAATTGCGACGCGCTTGTTGTCCAAAGAACAGTGCCACCAGCGGAGATGCTGGAAACTCTGTTAAAGTATGAGCCTGAACCCGAGTTCCAGACGATATAATCAAATACCCAAGTCCCACCTGCTGGCAAGGTCAGGTTGGCGCTGGGTCCTGCCCCAATCGCCAAGAACTGCCCAAGACCTGTAGATACTGTAGACAGAGGCTGCGCCCCAATGGCAGTGAGAGCAGCAGCAGCGTCCGCAGCCCCCGTCCCGCCACTTGAAATTGGCAAGGGCGAAAACAGAGAAAACCCGGACGCCGCAGCCTGCCAAATCGGCACCCCCGATACTATGCCGCGCATTTGGCTTGCCGCGCTGCGGATCAAGCCGGTCGTAGGCTCTGCGCCAAAACCGATTCCAACTCCGGCAAGGTTGCCGTCGCCGAATAGACCGCTTGACGTTGTTTCAATCCCGACCTGAATTGCCCGGTTCAACCGGCTGAAGACCAAGACGCCATTGCGATCTGTCACCGTCATCGAATAGTCGCCGTCAACGTAGATCAGCGCGGCGCTGCCGTTCTGCACCGGATAGCCGCCCATCGTCCGCACCGCCGCGCCCGTCGATGTCCCCGTCGGGACAGACAGGGCAAGGTCAAAGAAACTGGCCTTCGGTGACGACCGCGCTTCAAGCCCAGGCTGGCCTATGTAGATATAACCCGCTTCCAGCGGCTTGCCCGCCGTATCTAAAAACGAAAAGAAAGGGGCCGTAACCGAGTTAATCGCCATGTGTCAGGCTCCTGCCATGTTGCCGAAACGAAAGCGGCGAAGGTTCAAATCCGCGAGCGGCTGCAGCGGATCAGGTTGTTCAGGCGCGGGGGGATCAGCGCGCCGGGAAACCTTTGGGAAAGTGCCGTCCGCCATCCCCTGTTCGTACAGCGCGGCATCTTCAGGCGTCATGCGCCCGTTGACATAGGCGGCGGCGATGGGCGCGACGCCCTGCCGGTCGCGCGGGGCCGCAGCGCCGCCATATTTGGCCACGCGCTTGTCGAGGTTCGCTTTGGCCGGGCGCAGGAACTGCGAAGCAATTGCGATAGCCGCAGACCGCGCGTCCGGTGCCGCAAAAATGGCTTTCGCCGCATTTGCCTCCGGTCCCCGCAATTCGGTCATCAGGAAGTCCAGTTGCGTATCCACATCGCTTGCCGCTTTTCCGCGTCCGGCGGCGAACCGTTCAAATGCCACACGGCGCGGGCCGGTGACCTGATACAACCCAAAGCCTCCACGCGACCCTGTCACCATCGGATCGGCTTCATTGATTCCCGGATCAAACCCGCTTTCATCGCCGAAATTCATCACAAAGCCTTCCGCATGATGCGGGGCCATGCCTCGGGCTATCAAGCCTGCGCGGATGTATTCGGGGGAAACGGTCATCTCTGCCCACCGTAGCGCTGAAACAGGCCATCATAGGGCGTGCTATTCGATTGCGCGGCACTCACGGCAGACGACTGCGCCACGGGCACATTCAAAGCGCCGTCAAGCCATTTTGTCGGATTGCTGATCTTGACCACCCGCGCCCAAGACTGGAACGGGCGCGAGTTAACCAGCGCGGCCTTGGTCGCGGGCGTGACAGCCCCTTGCGCGGCTTCCACCGCCGCTTGCGTAAATTCAGGGCTGGAAAACAACCGGCCCGCCGCAAGCTGACCGTCCGCCCGCCCCGCTGTAATCGCCGCTGCCATTTCTGCCCCGGCGATTGCCCCCATAGGCCCGCCCGTAACCGCGCCGCCCGCAGCACCCGCCGCCCGCGCCGCCCGTTGCCCGCCGGTAGATTGCAGCACGCGCCCCGCAAGCCCCGAAGCGTTGAAGCCAACCTGATTGGCCTTGCCGGTCGTCAGAACATTGGCGTTTGCGATGTTGACCCGTTCGGCAACCGTCGCCAAGTCGTCCAGCATTTTCATGCCTTCCGGCCCGATAGCTTTGCCGATCTGGTTATAAACTGGCGCGTTCGCCTTCAGGCCAGTGTAGGTCTTGGCAAATTCGGTCAGGCCAAAGCCGGGTTGCGAAGATCGCGCCGAACGGCTTAGCGCGGTCAGCGCCGTGGCGACCGTTTCCTTGCGCAAATCCTCCGGTATGGTCTTGATGATCCGGTTAAGGTTTGCGATATCGCCTTTCGCGCCCTGCTGGATTGATGCGCGCAACTTGGAAACTATCGAACCGTCCAAGTCCTGCCCGAAGGCATTGACGATCCGCTTTTCCAGCGCCTTCTTTTTTGCAAACAACTGGTTTGCGTTTCGCAGCTTGGCGCGCAATTCCTCGCTGCCTATTGTCTGGACTGCCGCCATCTGGTCATCCGATAGCGCGCCATAAAGACGGCTAAGCATGGCCTCATCTACGCCGCCATACGTGCTTTGTTGCTTTGCCAGCGCCGCGCCAATCGCCCGTTTTTCACGCATGAGCCGCGCATAGGTCACAGGGTCTTTCCCAGTCACAAGGTTGAACAGCCCCCGTTCCGGCGCGCTAAGGCCCTCAATTCCGCCCAAATCGGTAATTGTCGCATTTAGCGTCTTGACCGCGTTGTCAGGCTGCACCCGCGCGCTTTGCGGAATGGCTGCGTCTACCTCATTGTAAAGATCATCCGCCGCCTTTTTTAGTTGCGCCTGCGTTGCCTGAAGCGATGACTTGACCTTTTCCGAAACGCTGGCGATATCCGGCGATCCGTCCATTTCCTTCATGATTTCGTCGGCCCGGTCGCGCACAGCGTTGACGCTGTTGCGCCATGCGCCTTCGGCTTCGCTGGCAACCTTAGACCGGGTAAGCCCCGCCGTGGCCCGCACTGTCTGATTGTCGGAAAACACATCGGCGGGCAGGTCGATGCCCAAGCGATCCGCCGCCGCTTTGGCGGTCAGATTCACCTTCGCTTCTTGGGCAAGTTGCTCCTGCGCGCGCACCGCGCCCATGCCACCGCGCCCGGCCTTTGCCGCCAGCGCCTGCACTTCCGCTTCGGTCAGCGCCTTGGCGGCAGGCACAGCGGCGCGCACAGCGGGCGCAAACGGGGCCTCTCGCACCGCCGCCGCCGATAGGGGGCCAGGCAATGCATCTGCGACCCTCGCCGCGCCGCCTGTGGCAGACGCCGCGCGCCCCGCAAGCTGGCCAGGCGCGATCAGTGCCGCCGTCGTCAACACGTCCGCATTCGTCACGGGTTCGCCGGAAAGCGCGCGGCCTGGGTTCATGATGCCCTGCGCTATTCCGCCGACGATGCCTGCGCCCAAGTTGTAAGCCGCATCACCCATATCCCCGAGCGTCACGTCCGAAAGACTGCGCGTCATAGGTACGCTTGTGACCATCGGGCGCGTGTAAACCTGACCGGTTGGACTGCGATATGCCCGGTTCCCGGCCTCGTCCATGCCAACGAGCGCGTCACGTTCACTCGCGCCTTGCGGGGCTTGCGACCAGTCAATCCGGCTTGTGGAATTGGCGGGCGCACCGGTCTGCACAGGCCCCGTGGCTGCGGGTGCTAGCGTTGCCGCATAGGCGCGCAGTTCCGCAGCATCATCTGCCGCGCCGGACGCTTCTGCACGCTTTGCCGCCTCAAGATAGGGTGTCGCATTGGTCGCAACCGGCGCAAGGCTGTCGGCATAAGCGCGCAGTTCCGCAGCCTCCCCCGGCTGGCCTGCCGCTTCGGCCCGATCCGCCGCCGCCCTATATTCTTCAGCCGTTGCCATTTTGCCGCGATTGCCCTATATTGAACGGATGCTGCATTCGGTTTCGATTATTCTTGCGATCTTGGCCGCCGCTGCCGCCATCGTCGTCGGCACAATCCTTTTCTGGACTGCGCTGATTGTTTTCATGCACTTGGTTGCTTCCGCCACGCTTTGGTTAGGACGATCAATCATGGCGAGCCTCCGTGCTTTTTCAGGAGTTCGTCAGCCCGAGACTGCGCCGGAACCGCCGCCGTTGACGGCTGCGAATCTGGACTGCCCGCCGCCGGAGGCGAAGTCTCGCCGCCCTTCCCGGAAGACGCCCGCACCCCGGCAATAGCTACCTCGCGGTTGCGCCGCTTTTGCTCAATGACGGCCTGACCATCACCGGGCTGCGGAAAGTATTGCTTGTCTCCATTTGCGAATTCTTCCGGCGAAATCACCGCGCCTGATTCCTGCCGCAGGATAGCGTTCAAGAAGTCCCGTTTCGCCTGGTCAAACTTCTGCGCCTCATCGCTGCGCATGTAGTTCCCGACAATCGGCGCTTTGTCTGCGGCCTTGTTCCACAGGCTTGTTCCCTGCTGTTCCAACTCTGTCAGGGTCTTGTCGCTTTCCTCCATACGGTAGACAAAACCGGTCGCCTTGCCTTGGGCTTCCGTCAACCTCAGATCAGACGGAGAAGGCCCGCGCGTAAGGATCGGTTGCCCGTCAGGACCGTAAACGGTTTCCGTTTGCCCAGGCGCTGTAAGGACGGCTTGCGGTCCACCATCGGCATTGAGGTCTACAAGCTGATTGCCAACAACCTTGAACCGGTCAGATGGATTACCACCACCTTCCCCAAACACCGCCGTATTGATCTCAGGGTCAAGCGACTGCGCAAAGACCCCAAGCGTTCCAAGTGCCGCCGCCGGGTCTTGCCGCGCCGTTTCGGCCATCGCCCGCGAAAGCGCGGCAACATCCGTCTGCCCGCTGTTTTCGGCCGCCGCCGCATAATCCTCAAACAGCTTTGCGGCCATTTCTGGCTTTCCAAGCTTCAAGGCTGATGCCGACTGAAAGATCAGGCCGGAATAGGTCGCCTTTTGCTCCTGCGCCAAACCGTCCATTGTTTGCTTCACGCTCTCAGACAATTCGGGGTAGGCCGCAGTAAGCTGCGCGATGTCCGCCGCCGAAGCGGTGCCATCATCAATCTTGTCGTAAAACTCTGCAAAGGCGGCCTGTGCTTCCTTGGCGCGGGTGATCATCGCCACCCGGTCTTGCTGTTCCTGGGTGAATTGCGTTTGCCGCATAGCCGCGTCTTGCTGGTCCATGCCAAGCCGCACATCCTGGCGACGATCCGCGTTCTGCAGAAGCCCCGCGTTCTGGTTTGCCCGCACATTGTCTTGCGCGGCATAGAAGCCGTCCAAAGCCATCCCGCCCACATCCGGGGCCTGGAATGTGAAGTCCGGCATTTGCGGCATCTGCAATCCAAATTCAGCCATCACCGCGCCCCCGGAAAGCCGAAGTTACCAAAGAACCCGCCAAAAGCGGGCTTTGCCGCAGAGCCTGGCCCCATATTTACCGGGGCCATACCGCCAAACACACTGCCGATCCCCTGCGCGATACCGCCGAACATCTGCGCATTTGCCTGCCCCTTGGCCAATGCGCCGCCTGCCGCGATAGACCCATTATTCAGGAAGTAATCCGAATTGACCTGCCCGGCCCCGAGCAGCCCTTGCGCCCGCGTTTCGCCGACAAGCCGGTCCAGATCAGCCTGTGACAATTGGCCTTGAGCCATTGCGTCTCCCCGCCCCATTGCGAGTCCCGACATCGCTCTCGTATTGTTCTCTTCAAAGCCGGAAAGGTTATTCGCCGCGTTTCCGCCCATTGCCGCCAGCCCGCCAAGCCCGGCCAACTGCTTGTCAATCAGACCTTGCAACAGGTTCACCCGTGAAGACGCCAGCGCATCCTGCGTGCGGCCCCCGCGAAGCCCTCCGGTCGCGCTGGCATTTGCGAGCAGCGCCTCTTCCTGTTGCCGCGCCAGTTCGGTGAACTGACCGCCCGTCTTGATCCCGCCGATTGCGTCCGTCTGCGCCTGCGCGCCGTTCAGGCCCATCAGGGCAACCAGGCCTGACAGCCCTTGCTGACCGCCGGTGATATACGGGTTCAAAAGATCGCGGATGCGCCCGATCCCCGCCGATTCCGCCGCCCGCGCCTTATCGAAACCGCGAAGCCGCGCCCGTGTCGCAGCGTCGATCCGAAAGCCAGCATTCGTCAAGCCCGACAGGCGCGATCCCGTAGCCTCTTTGATTGCTGGAAGCATGGCATCCCGTGCGCTCGCATTGCCCTGCTGCAACGCCGCCTGCGCGCGCTTGGCGGCACGCCGCCTTGACCCACCCGAAAGCAGAGACCCGCCGATTGACGCGATTGCGCCGCCTATTGCTGGGGCTGGCATGGGAACTCCCCCCGATATTCTTCAAAAGTTTCGCCGTAGATCGACAGCGCGGCCAAAGCGTCATGGTCCTTGCCGCAAAGCAGACAGACCGCCGCGACAAGATCATAATACCCGGCTCGCCACATATAGGACCGGGCATCGGCCCGCCCTTCCGCTTCTGCCGCATTCGCCGCTTGCCATTTGGTGATCTGAAGCGCCAGCATTGGAACCAAGGCACCGGCATTGGCCTGCCAAAAACCATTCAGCGGCATCCGCACAAACAGGGCCATTGTCACATCTTCGGCCAGCGCGCGATTGCCGCTCGTTCCATCGGCGGCATCATCAAGCACCTGCCATGCGTGCCAAACGTCCATCAGCCAATTATGGGCCGCGTCGGGCAGGCCCAGCTTATCTAGCCGATCTTCCAGGATGCCTGCGTAATCCAAAGTCACCCCGTTCAGGTGAACGCGCTTGCTGGCGGGCGCGGATTACACAGCAGAATGACTATAGCTAAAATCCTTCCAACCTACAACGGCTAATCACGCAATGGCCGAAAGTCCGCTATGCTGCGGTTGCTTTTGCCCATGTTGCAATCGTTGCACAGAACCTGAAGGTTGTTTGGGTCTAGCGCCAGCTTCGGGTATCTTTTTCGAGGCTTGATGTGGTCAACGACAAGGTAGTTTGTGGAGCCGGGGACCGGGACAAACCCACAACAGAGGCACTTTCTCCCAAGCCGATTTATGGCTTCAAACCTAGCCTTCTTCCATTCCCACGACGCATAGAACGCCTTCGCTGCATTTGCTTGGTGTTTTTTATGGCGGGCTGCTTCTAGTTCCGCTCTGCGCGCCGCACGGCGATTAGTCTCGGCAAGCAAGTTCTCTACGCGCTTTTGCGCCTGTGGGCGAATGGCCAGTATCGCCAGGCTCAGGGGTCCCACTGCGTCGCGCCCACTGCGCTTCTTCCATATCCTTGCGGCATCATATGGGGATCGCGTCGAGTAATCTATTGCCCACCGATCCTCCCATAACACAAGAACGGCAATCATTTCGCCCTTCCCGGTCTCGATTATTGAGAGTTTTCTGTTTTTGATTTGGTCAACGTCTAGCTTCAGCGTATATCGCATAGTTTATCCATCCCATTGCTAGGACGGCACTACAACTCCTGCCAAGAAAATCGCGCCATCATGACCCCGGCCTCTTTCGAAGGTGCGGGGTCGTTTATTTTCTATCATAGCGGCAAGAGCATATCAAGAACGCCCGATTG